ACCATTTTATTGAATGCAGTTTGGGTTATTTTATCATCTATGGTTAGCGCATCTGTTATCACATTTTCCATGTAAACTGGTTCTGTCCATTGTTCAGGTTTCAAAGCATAATTGAGAGCTATTTTCGATAATATGTCCATTGCTTCTTCCATATCCTTTCCATGGGTTGTTATTGATCTAGCTGACTTTATGAGTGATAATCCAGGATTGTTAAACTTTTTCTTAAAGGCTACTCTATACATTAAGATTGAATTTATTGCTTTTGAAAGGCTTATCTTTCTATGTGTCATTAATTTAACCTTAACACTAATAGGTGTCATACCATAAAAAGCATTGCATAAGCCATTAGCTACCATAAACCTTTGTATACTTGTTCCTTCTGCCTTATCGTATATGAATTTCATTACCTCCTCCTTATCATCTTCGATCATGTCATCGAGAACGATCTTGTTAGGGAATACAGGTGGAGTTATAGGCAAGCTTTCAAATACTCTATCATTTCTAAATAAGTAATCGTATATCTCAACTGCTCTATCATAGCTTAGCGATATCATTTTCCTTAATTCAATCGGTACATCTTTTGCTGTGTAGGTCAATTCCTTTAAGTATCCGTATAGCTTTTCCCTATTCAATTTTTCACCTGTTTTAGTTTTGTAAGACAATGAGTTATAAGATCTCGAAGGCTCAGTGTATCTTTTAAAGAAATCTGATTTTTCACCAATAAATGATAGCTTACTGAATTGGATTTTGAAATTAAATAAAAATTCTCTTCCTTTTGGACTATACCTATTGATACAAACTTCAACATCATCAATTGATCTCACTAATTTTGTGAATCTTGTTGCCTTTTTTGAATATGTTATGAGATTAGTTACCCCTGATATGTCTTTACTCAATAAGATTTTTCCATCTAATGTGCCTCTACTTTCTATTAGTTTTTGCATTCTATTTCTGTCAACCTCACCTTCTATATTAAGTCTGAATGTGTCAGCATAGAAAACAAACTCATCTGGGGCCATGTAAAAGTTTGCCAATGCAGATATGGTATCCTCTTTATCAGTTGACATGGCTATGACACCTGTTGTACCAGACACTAATGAAACTATTGAAGATATCATAGGAAGAGCGCCATTGATTACAGAACCCTCATTAGGTTTGAAGTAGTTCCACTGTTCTATCGTCATAGCTAAAGATGCAACAGCTACTGAATCCGCAATAACCATAGAAGCACCGTCTGCAAGGGAAGTGGAACCTTTCATACTTGCAGCAATTAGATCATTTATCAGACTCTCTCCCTGTCCGCAGTCCATTTCTGATATAGCTTTTTTTATTGTTGGTACAACTAATGTCTTATTGTTATAAAATTCGCTATTAAATTCACCTATATGTGTTGATAAGAAACTTTTAGTAGGATTCCTAAGTATATTCATAGCTTGCATTATACCCGTTATGAACCATGAAGCATATTTCCAATTCATTGCTGGAATCTTTGGGGAAAGTATTCTGAAACAATCGTCCGATGTTATTAGGGATTTCTTTATTGTAAAACCAGCGTATTTCTCAGCCAAAATGCCTAATATGTTGTCTCCCGAAACATGATATAAATCTGATGTCTGATGCAAAATCCCTTGACCCATTGAAAATTCAAATAGTATTTCTTCCCTTCCCTTCAATCTTTCGATTAGCTTATATGTTATGGAGTTCTTACCTATTGTCTTATCGGTTTCTATGAACGTTAATACATTATCTGGAACTCTCATTTTCTTATTTGCAACCCTTTCAAATGTGTTTGCCATCATTCTTAATAGAACTTCATCGTCAAGAGATTTGGAATAGGATATGTAGAAGAGTTCCATTATGGCATTGGGTCCCCATCTTGATTGGTCATTAGTATCCAATATATCATTTGTATAGTCGTAAGTTCTCATTGCTTCATCAAACTTGTAAGCTTTTCTGGTATCATTTAAAACGGACTTCTGAACAGACGATGCTATAGCTCTTGTCATTACCTCATTGAATAATGCACCTATTCTGTATGGATAGTTCAGAACCGATATGTCTCTACTTCCCACTTGATCTTTATCTACTACCCTGTTTTTGTATGTGTTTGCGTTAACCATTTCCACACACTTTAGAGTAAATATTGAGACATTCATTATATCTGCGATTGGCATGACGCATTCCTCAACAATTCCATTTACGATTGTTTCAGCCGCTCTGCATGATGATGACTGTTTAATTCTGTCAGACGCCATACCTCCTCTCATTGTGCACGCATCTATAGGACTTTTCAATAACTCATCCTTAAGCCTTGTAGCGCTTAGATTATATATAGGTCCGAATGCCATCATGTAAACCATCATGAAAGCTGAAAATGTGAACCTCTTGGGTTTCCCAATAAATAAAGACATGATATCGGATTTGATTGTGTCAATGTCATCCTTCAACCATCTAATTATCTCTTTGGATGTCTTGTTTCTTATTTTGTTGAATTCCATTTCCAATAAGGGTTTTGCGGCATCATATATTGCAGCTTCATCTAACAGATCGTAAAACACTCTAGCAGCTCTAGCCATTTTGAAAACTGAAAACTTGTTGAATATGGTATACACATATGAAGCGTTTATGGCAGATTGAAATGTTTTGACAGGTTCGGACAGTCCAGGCATGTAAAGCGAAAATGGTGAAAATATCTCAGATAAATTTCCTGTCATTGCTAGTAAGTTTACAGTCTCACTCATCTTTAACATTTGTAAAACATAGATGACTTGGAAACAGTTTCTAAAATCCATCAGCGGTTTCATTTTCTTTTCGAAGACCTTGCTCAATACCTCATTCCTTGATGTTGCGGTGACGAATAAGTAACGTGTTTGTTCAGCTATTGCAGAAAAATTATTGCTATTCTGAACTGCATACATGAATAGATTTGAAATGTCTTCCTTAGACACAACGTAATTTCTATCTTCTGAAAAAACAATAGCGGAATTGAGAAGAATTTCGGGTAATCTAACATTCCAGGAAATCTTATTCCTATCCAATGTTCTAAACGGTGTCCATATCACTTCCGCTGAGCTATCTGTTGACACAGAGAATTTAGTTGGTGCATAAATAACGAAATATGCTGCATTTG